TCTAATATAAAATGAATATAATTTAATTTACCAAAAAAAACCCTTCTTTTTTAGAGTTTTAGATTTACGATATTTATGATATTTGTCATATTTATTACGATTAGATTTTGTATATTTGTGATACTTGTCATATTTATTACTATTCGTTTTTGTGTATTTGTCATATTTCATGGATGGTTTATAAGTATATCCCTTTTTTTTATTACCATTATACCTTAAAAACCACTCTTCATATTCTTTTGTTCCCCGTTTATCTTTTAATTCTTGAAATTTATCCGCTTTTTCGCGCATTAAGTCTTCTAATGTCGGTTGGACACCGTAACAATCTATACTAAAGCGTTTTAATACTCCCTTTTGTTCTAACCTGTTTTCTTTTTGAACATCAAATAAAAAGTTGGACATACATAATATACGGGTAATGTCATAATAAGGTTTATTCGCATATGTAAACGCTAAATAGAAACTTAACATTGTGTCAATTGTTGCTATTTTTATGTCTTTAGAATTCAATTTTATAACGTTATAACTGTGACACCCTAAAGGTTTATAAATAAATGCGATTGTGTCTGCCCCTACTTTTATCTCATAATTTAAAGGTATAATTTCTCCTATAGCCGGTTTTTTCGAAATGGTTACATCATTTATTCCATTACGGTTTAAGTCTTTTTTAACAATATTTGCCGTTTGTAACGGGTCTAATGATAGAACATCAAAGTCCGCAATTTTATTAACTTGTTTATTTATGTTTTTAGGCATATATTTAGCATATTGTTCCATCGCAAACCCTCCAAAAAATACTACATTATTATCAATTAAAGTATTTTTTACAACTTCGTAAATTTCTGTTTCTTTAGTTGAGTCTTCCATTTTTCTCTGAAAGTCAATTTTATTACAATTATTATTTGGAATAGGATAATATTTATTTATAAGACTAAGTCGTTTAAACACCTTTTCCCATCGACTTGTATCTCCTGCCGGTCTTGATAATTCAAGATACATCGACATACGTAAAAGGTTTGCGTCGGTGTACAATATTCCATCAACATCCACAGATTTTTTTTTAATAACATTAAATAACCCCTTTGGAACATTAGTAATATCAGCCATTGGTTGGAAATTTACATACACCTTAAATGTTCCGTGATGTTGTCCTGTTTTAGCTTCAACATCTTTATAACCTTTATTAATATAAATATCAACTAATTCTTTTGCGTCATTTAAAGCATCCGAAGAAAAAAAATCATAATCTGGTATATCATCCTCATTATAAATTTTGGCATTATCTGGTAATAACGCATTTATCGCGATTCCTCCATAACAAACATTTTTTTTTCTTTTTAAATAATCCTCTAAAATTGAAATCATACCATTTAATTCGGCAGAATGTTCTTTGCGAACCTTGCGTTTTTGTTTTTTATCACCCTGATCAACCTGTAATCGTAATATTAATAATTCACAGTCGCTAAAACTCGTGTTTTTATCGCACATTTTTGGTTTCATAATATATAATTATTAAATATTAAAATTATAATAATTCGAAGAGATTGTTCTGGTTTCATAAGACAATTCGGGTTTTTGGGGGGTTGGATCCGGTAATATAACCGGAATAAATCTTAACCTTTCAGGTTTTAACACGAACCCAAACCCGTTTTCATTGAAAAATGCCGTGTTTTCTTCAATATATTGGTCTATATATTGATATCTCATAGCAATGAGTTGACACCCAGTTTCTCTAACAACAATACCGCTTGGGTTTTGTGGGTTTGAACCGATATCAGGCATAGCAATTGTCATGTTTTGTTTATTATAATTTTGTAATTCGGTAATATCTGGCGTGTTTTTTATGTCATAATAATGTAACGCTCGCATAAAAATAGAGTTACTTGTAATGTTTACATATTCTAAAAATGCCTTATTATCCAAAAAGGATGTGTTTGACTTGTCGACAATAATAACGATTTTACCCTTTAAATCTAATATAGGGACGTTTCCTATATTTCTACCTTGATTTTCATAACTGTATGTTTTTCCAAGTAATAAATTATTATAGGTTTCAAATATTTTAGAGAATTTATTAAACATTTTTTGATTATTACTGAATATTCGTAAATGTATAATGATTGGGTCTGTATAATTTGGCGAGGTGCTTTGCGAAAACGCATAATTTGATAATATATTCATAACCTCAGAAAAGTTAACATAATTATACGTTTCTTTTACGTAATAATTATTTGAGGTTGATGTCGCAACTACTGGGTTATCATCAATAGAATATATTTCAAAATCAAGACCTCTACATCCCTGTTTTAATACATTAATTAAATTACATGTGTTTACAAAATCATTTTTATAGTTACCCCCACTACAACAATTATATGCGGTTTTGATATAATAATCCAATAGGTTATGGTTGAATGTCTTATATTTTGCGTCAATAGGTTTAATTTTATTATTTAAGGTTCCATAAATATTAGTCATAAATTTACATTCACTAGAATATAGACTTTTTTTATATAAATAATAACATATAGCTAAAATAATTATAATAATTATAATAAACAAGATAAATACTGATATTGTGTTTTCCTTGAGATTTAATAATTTTTCTTTAAAATTACTAAATTGTTGTGTTGACATATTTATTATAATACTATTTAATAATAAAAAAAGTTAAATAATATTATATCTATAATATAAATTAAATGCCCGGAGGATTATTAAATCTTGTTAGTGAGGGACAGCAAAATATTATATTAAATGGAAATCCAAGTAAAACTTTTTTCAAATGTTCATATTCAAAATATACGAATTTTGGTATGCAAAAATTTAGAGTTGATTTTGAAGGTTCTAAAACACTACAATTAAATGAATCATCTCAATTTGTATTTAAAATACCAAGATATGCCGATTTATTAATGGATTGTTACTTATCAATTAATTTACCTGATATTTGGAGTCCCATATTTCCACCACAAAATATAGACCAGAGTTATAATTCGGTATGGGTTCCGTATGAATTTAAATGGATTGACTATCTTGGTGCCGAAATGATAGAAAAAATATCAATCACATGTGGAAATCAAACGCTCCAGGAATTTTCAGGGACGTATCTTTTGGCATCTGTTTTGCGAGATTTCACCGGTCGAAAAAAAGATTTATTTAATGAAATGATAGGAAATACTAGTGATTTAAACGACCCGGGAAACGCATATTCGCGTGTAAACTCTTACCCAAACGCTTATTACACAACTTCTGGTGTAGGTTCCGACCCATCCATACGTGGTAAAACCTTATACATTCCATTAAATGCTTGGTTTAATTTAAATACCCAGATGGCGTTTCCATTAGTCGCGTTACAATATAACGAACTTCAGATAACTATTACGATGCGTCCTATAAATCAATTGTTTGTAATTCGTGATGTATTGGATTCAGACAATATGTATCCTTATTTAGCACCCAATTTCAATTTATGGTATATGCAGTTTTATCGTTTTTTACAACCACCACCAGATACAGAATTAACTTTTAATTCATATGTTAACACAAAAGTATCTTGGAATACAGATATCCATTTAAATTGCACTTATTGTTTTTTGTCTAATGATGAATCTCGTTTGTTTGCGATGAACGAACAAAAATATTTATTTAAACAGATTCGAGAAACCGTTTTTTATAATGTTACAGGTCCAAATAAAGTTCAACTGGATTCAATCGGATTAATTTCAAATTGGATGTTTTATTTTCAGAGAAGCGACGCTAATTTAAGAAACCAATGGACTAATTTTACAAATTGGCCTTACAATTATCTTCCAAGCAATATAATTCCAGCACCTACCTATGGAACATATACGAATCCATACCCCCCTCCATCCACTATTGGTCCTGGTGTAAATCCCGACGGTCTTTTAACTGGTTTAATGATTACCCAAGATTTAAATATACAAAATATACAAAATATACTTGTTTCTTTAGGAATTCTGTTAGACGGACAATATAGAGAAAATCTTCAACCTTCTGGTGTATACAACTACATAGAAAAATATACAAGAACTCATGGAAATGCTCCATCGGGTATTTATTGTTACAATTTTTGTTTAAATACAAATCCATTGGTATTACAACCAAGTGGAGCATTAAATTCAAATCGATTTAATCTAATTGAATTCGAGTTTAATACTATTTTACCAACACTTGACCCAAACGCACAAACCTTAACTATTTGCGACCCAACAACCGGAAATATAATTGGAATTAATAAACCTACCTGGAGAATTTACGATTACAATTTTAATTTAGTTGTTATGGAAGAAAGAATAAATGTGGTTACGTTTGTTTCCGGAAATGCCGGTTTAATGTACGCCACATAAATCTAATGTAAATCCGCATTCGACGCAAGAGGACCGTTATCCAAGAAATTTCCGGTAACATTAAACCGTTTGGGATAATTTACCCTAGTGTTTAAATCGTCTAAATTATACCTTTTATTAAATAATTTGGTTCCTTCATTAAAACTACTATTCCAAGTATTAATTCCAAAGTTTGCTTGAGGTGCTCTGTTTGTGTATAATTTAGATTTGGTTCCAATATCTGTTGTTAAGGTTGAATATGTGGGAGTAACCCCAACAGTAAGTTTTCCCGAATCATTCTCGCCAATAATATCGTGTGTTGTTGATTTACTAAAACCGGTATATGGTTGACATCCAGAACAATCTATATCTGATAAACACTGTTCTTTTGTTTTAGAACATCTCGCATTAATACACATATTGGAACAACTAAAATTAGTAGTTAATGGAAGATTAACTGTATGGGTTGTTGTAAAATCTCCTTTATCAGGAGACAACGCATTTTCATAACATTCAATAATGTAATTATTTTTAAATAAATAATGTATCCAACTAAATATACCAACCAGTAATAAAATGCTTAATATAGACATCTTCATTTTTTGTTGTAACATATAATAATTTAATATTATATTTTGCTTGTTCGGGTTTAGACCAACTATATAAGAATACGATGTATAAATAAAATATTTATTATATTATTTTAATATAATATGTCTACAAGTGATACTTCAATAATTGATACTAAAAAAAACGCAACACAATCGCAATCCGTAAATAATACAGGTACACAAATATTAACATATACAAAGTCAATTATATATTCAATAATTATATTATTGATTATTATATGTATTGGAACCTCAATATTATATTCTTGTAAAGTTGCCCAATCAAATATACTACCAACCGATTTGTTGTGTAATCCTTACAATAATACACCATTTATGATTCCAGATATTAAAGAAATTAATATTAATGTTACCAATATTAATGATACGCAACAATCTGAAAAAATAAAGTTTTTATACGAAAATAATAACAAAAACATTATATTAGATACTTTACAAAAGATGTCTACAAATCTAAAAGTAAAACCAATAATAATGTATTTTATAACTATTTTAGAAAATTTATTGTGTTTTATTTACAACAGTTTAAACGTATATTTAAATTTTTTGAATACTTCCGTGTCAGAGTCTTTAATCATATTTGGAACGCCCTTTATTACATTGTTGTATTTAACATTTATTTATTTAATAAGTTGGGGTTATTTAATTATACTGTTTTTTACAAAGATGTTTTGGATATTTAGAATAAACACAAATAATTCGAGTGAGGATGTTAACAAAACCGACTATTTTAAACAGGTATCTTTGTTTAGTTCAAACGGGATTATTTCAATAATAATAGTTATGATTTTGTTATGTTTTATAGTTGTGTTTATAACTGTTATATTTCCGGTGTTGGTTTTTGTTAGTTTAATATACTGTTTTTTATCTACAGTAACAATGACTTCCACGAGAGTTATTGGTGGAACCGATTACAATTATATTAATGCTTTAACAGACGTTTTTTATTATAAAAAATCATTAATATCATACATAATAGCGTATATTGTAATATCAAAAGCATTTAATATTTTCGGAACTAATGGAGGAGTTATATCTTTAATAATCGTTTTGTTAATCTACTTTAAAATACTTAAAATACCATTATTTAATAGTCCAGAATTAGACCCATCTAAATTTGGCAATTTATCCGATTATGTTATGGCTGAAAAAAGTTGTGGTCCTGTGTCTACACTTAATAATAATAAACCAAGTAAAATAAAAAAATCAAAAAAAAATAATATAGTAGTTCAAGAGACAGTTAACCCTGAGATAAACCCTGACATAATTCCTGAAATAAACCCTGATATAAACCCTGATATAAACCCTGATATAAAAGAAACCGATTTAACTAATTCGGAATCTTTAAATGTTGATTTAGTCCCTATTTCACGTAATATATCAAACATCGACTTAGAAAATAACCAGAAAATAGAACCCGTTGTTGAATCTCAAGTAGAACCTGTGGTTGAATCTCAAATAGAACCCGTTGTTGAATCACAAGTAGAAACTGATGTTGAATCTCAAGTAGAACCCGTTGTTGAATCTCAAGTAGAACCCGTTGTTGAATCTCAAGTAGAACCCGTTGTTGAATCTCAAGTAGAACCCGTTGTTGAATCTCAAGTAGAACCTGT